TAAAAGCTACGGCACCAATTGAGAGGATAGTGGCATATGGACGCACACTTAAGGTTTCAAGGTCAACCATTACCTGTCTAGTTGTATTATTCATATAGTCCTACTTATTCACAAAACTCATAAACTCATTACGAAGAGACTGGTCGTCTTTGAAACCGCCTCCTAATTTACTCGTAACAGTAGATGAACCTACATCTTCAACACCTCGACTTTTTACGCAATAGTGTTGAGCATCAACGACAACAGCAATATTATCTGTATCGAGAATGTATTGTAGAGCATAATAAATTTGTTCAGTAAGGCGTTCCTGAATCTGAGGACGTTTAGCAAAATATTCTACAACACGATTAATTTTACTAAGTCCGAGAACTTTTTCGTTTGGAATATATGCAACAGTAGCCACACCATCAATTACAACAAAGTGATGTTCACAGTTAGATTGAACATTAATGTTACGCTCTATAACCATTTCATCATAATTCATTTTGTTATCTACTGTAGTGCATTTAGGAAATGCCTCATAATCAAGACCCCAAAAGATTTCATTTACATACATCTTCGCAACACGTTTAGGAGTTTCAGTAAGACTATCATCCATAAGATCTAGTCCTAATGTTGCCATAACGTCTGTGAAAAGTTTTTCAATAGTATCAATTTTATCTGTTCGACTGATACCATTATCTTTAACGGGTGTTTCCACGCCACACTTTACTAAGTGTTCATGGACTTGGCGACCCAACTCAGGGTCTGTCTTTGTTTTATTGTAAGCCATTTATTACTCCTTCCTTACACGAGCTATGACTGTTTATATTTATTCCCACGGGAAAATTACCCATCGACTATCATTGTAATATTCTTTTACCGCATAGTCAACTAGTTTTGTATCTATTTTGGTTGTAAGAACTGCAACGTCTGTATTAGGATGATTTGCTTTTACTTGTGTTAGTGTTAACCCAGAGTCACAAATATCATCTACAATTAAAACTTTTTGTTCTCTGTTTATGATATTATTTAGACGTCCATTCTCTTGAAGTCCCCCATCGCGTGTCTGCCATACGACCGAATCGTATTTTATTCCTAGTTTATGGCTAATCATAACAGCAGGAGTCACGCCCCCGCGAGCAAGTCCTATAACCATTGTGTAACCTTTGTCTTTAATTTGTTTACACAAGTCATCTACAATATTGTCAATATCTCGCCATGACAGAATGATATTTTCAGGATCTTTGTATGTCACTGTATAATCTCCTACCTCAGCAAATGATGCGGTTGCATTGTCAATTTTCATATGATAAAACATTTTATGTCCCTATTTGATTACCAAACACATAGGCATGGTTTCGTGTTGCCACAAAGTATCCTCGGTCCATTGCATCTACAGCAATGTCAGAAATAACTTCTTGTTGTTCTTTAGTTGCACCGACAGGCATAACCCAAACCTCAGGCAAATCTGTTTCTCCAAATACTTCTGTAAGTTCTTGCATGTTGTTTTCTATTTCATTCCAAGATTCATCAGTTCCATTACAAACAAATTTAAGAATACTTGTTGATGAAGCTACAATATCTGAGTATTGTAAAATTGTTTCAGGTTTCCAAGCATCTTTTTCACCGGCAGTATGTAACAGTTTAGGACTAATAGCAAAGTGCCAACGAATGTCATCATTGTTTTCAATAAACTCTTTAAATAAAGGCAATAGAGGTTTTGTGCCGTTTGTTTCAATAGTAATTGTTTTTGGACGATTGTTTCTCGAAGTAAGTTCTTCAACAATAGCAACCATATGTTTTTGTCTTAACATAGGTTCGCCGCCTGTAAAACACAACATTGTATCTGTTTTATAACCATCACGAACAAACTTGCCACCTGGCAAATGTGCCTCAAATTTATCGCACACTTGTTCTACTGTCTCAGATGGACAAAGATGTTTAAACTTAAATGACCATGAATATGAGGAGTCACAGCCTTTATCAAACACAGGAAGTTCCTCAACATTTGAAATACTATCAGGATCTACATCCTTGTATGGAAGTTCCCATGTATTTTCATCGGCGGGATTTGTTTGACCAAAGCCATTACATTCAAGATTACAACCAAAGAAACGTAACCACACAGAAGGTTTACCTGCGAGTTCGGCTTCACCTTGGAAGCTAAAGAATATTTCGGAATATTTTACATTCATAATAAACTTTATACACTAATTAATTATAAAAGTCAAGTATTTAATTGTCCAATTCTTTGAGTGCATCAATTTTTTCTTTTGCATACTCAATTGCTTGTTTATCATCCAAATATTTTGGACGGCGTTTTACTAACTTTTGGTCAGCGTGTTTTTCATTCAACGAATTGGCTTCGTCAACTTGTTTACGCATATAGTCCAAAAACTCTGTTGTGCCGGGGTCACCATCGGAGCCTTGTGTTAACAGCTCTTGCATATCAATACTTTGAATATACTTATACTTTGTATCCAATTGTTTCTTTTCCTTTTGAATACGGCGTAAAAAAGCATAATATGTAATTTGTGTAAAATATGCAAATGGATTCTTAGACTTTTCAGGATCAAAATTATCAATGTATGTAATACAATTTTCAATCCCATCCAAAATCATTTCGTCACGGAAAGTGTAATTAACAAAGTTCGACTTGTAAGCAAGATGGTTTGCAATTTTAACCATACATTCTCCCAAGTAATTTGTTACCCGAGGTTTTTCCTCGCCCGCCGCTTCCGCGGCAAGACGTCTCTCTCGATATTCAGATATAGCTTTAAGGAACTCTTTGTTGTCAATGTAGTGAGCTCCCTTCTCACGTTTTTTAGGCATATTGGTCCTCCATCATAATTTAGTGCTTGACTTCTTTGTGGTTCTATGTGTATAATCGCTCTGTAGCGTTTAGGAAATCTTATTATCCTTTTGTGCTTCTGCATACTGTATTAGTGTTTCAATCTCTTCTTCAATTTCTGCTTGTTCTACTTCTGTTTCAAAAAATAAAACATTTACCATTTTTTCATAACCCTCGACAAATTCTTCTTTTAAGTCAACCACCGTTGTGATGCGGCGGGCGTTAATCGACATCAGTGTCTCGTCTGAAATGCTGATCCAAGGTTTCATAGAATATTTTTCAATAACCTGCTCTCCCTTAAGATGAGCCTCAGAAATAATTTCAATCGGATATAATATCTGAACAAAATTATTTTCTGTAAAATCATCTTCCATGGTTGCAACTACAGTTTCGCCGCTTTCAAACTTAATTACTTTTATTTGATTGTCCATTAGTTGGTAACCTTACTAGTTTATATTTAAAACCTTCTTCATTATATAACTTAACACGTTCAATCATATGATTCAATGTATAATTCTTCTTGGATTTCCAAGAGAGATCATCGCCAACATCATACAAATTACAGGAAGTTTTATTATCACCTAATCTCAAGCCTCTACCAATTGACTGTAGATTTCTAATTCTACTTTTAGATGGCGATGCGAAAACAACATTATGCAAGTTCTTTATATTTATGCCTGTTGAGAACGTGCCATATGAGGCAATAATAATTGCATCGTTTGCTTTTTCAGTAAGTTCTCTAATTTTTTCACGTTGGTCAGTTTCAGTTCCGCCATAAACAAAATATACTGGGCGGGGGTCCTCAACCTTTTGTTTTACTCTGTCAAATAAATGGCGACCATGTTTGTCAACAAATTGAAAAAGGACTAATGTATTTCCCTTTTGTGAGGCTGTTAAATTAGTTAAGATAGAATTTCTTTTAGGATGTGCTACAAGAAAATCCATTTCTTCTTGATATGTCATATCCTTAACTGCTTTACGATCCTCATCCGAGTATTCCAACATAAGACATGTAACATTTAAATTAGCAAGTGAGCCTTTGTCAATAAGTGTCTTTGTAGTTGTAACCTTATACACACGACCAAAGCATCCTTCCAAAACAAGTTTATGTGTTTTTGTTCCGTCTAATGTGCCTGTTGTCCCTATACGATGTTTTGCACTTAGACACTTATTCATAATACCTGTCAGCGACTTTGCCTTAAACAAGTGTGCCTCGTCACCATATACAGCATCAAACTTTTCATACCATTTTTTAGGAAACTTGTAAATAGACTGCCACGTTGAAATAGTAATAGGAAATTCATTAGACTTTTCTTTGCCACCATAGATACGATGACAGTTTTCACTAACCATCCATTCATCGTCACTTGCATAATCCTGGAAGTCACTATACATTTGTTCTACAAGGGACGTTGTAGGGACAATAAGTAATTGTTTTTTATTCCTTGCTTGTAAGTAACGTATGAGAACATAAAGAATAAGAGACTTACCACTTGCCGTAGGTGACAACAACAATGCCCTGCCTGTTCTAATACTTTCAGCAATAGCCTCAATCTGATAATCTCGTATTTCAATAGGCTTACCGCCACTGTGTAATTTCAAAGACTCTGCAAATTTTTTAACATATTCAATTGATACGGGGTCGCCCACATCTTCAATATCAACATTAATTTTATATTCTAATTGTCCAGCGAACTCCTCAAGATAACTTAGAAGTCCTACAGGTAATTCTTTTGCGTATATGTTAAACAGCCTTGCTTTACCATCCCACATACGAGAACGATACGCAGGCATAAACTTTGCACCCGGAACCTCAAATGTAAAGAAGTCATTAATTTCCTGTGCGACACTTACGTCACACTCTACATTAAGACTTGCTTCATTCTTTTTGGTTACTGTAATCATTACATAAGACCGTTTGTAAATTTAGTCCATTCAATACTGTTTTTAATATCCCATGTGCGACTATTTAGATAACGCATAACACGTTCTAAGAAGTCTGCTACTGTTCTAATATATTCGACTTTGTTTGTTTGCTCAATGACATCATCATCTGCATCCAACATATCATTCATATCCTGTTTCAATGGCTTAGGACCAAGATACTGTTCCCAACTTAAAGCATCCAGTTCCTGTTTACTAAGTTCACCGCGATAATATTGCATTTTAACACGGCGCAGTTTTAGTAAAGCTGCCTCAGACTTACGCAATTGTAAGCGAACATTAGACATGTGATTAAGATACTTGGAGTGTAGTTCTGGTATTCGTGTGCTTTCAGAACCGAGATTGAGTTCATCAATCTTACTATCTTCAGCCCACGTTTCTTGAAGTTCTTTCAATGTAATCATAATAATACTTTATCATCTTTATCCAAATAAGGACCTTGTTTTACTTCGATGATTTCACCTTCCTCTAAAAATTCAAATCCATGACCGCCTGAAACTAACAGGACCACATCACCTTTGCGTAATATTTTAATTGAAAAAAGTTTGTGGTCATCATCATAAAAATTAGCTTGTATAATACCTGATTTTACAAAAAGAGTTTCCTGTGTTTTGGAAATTTCCCTAACAACCTCACGGTGTTCATGTGGAGGTATCACATGTCCTTTCGGGCGTTTCATATAACCTAATTGTTGTGATGATTCGTTAGATGTGAAAAAATGAATACCATCTTTTTCAAAATCATTTCGTAAAATGATAGCTCTTGTTTCACCATTTAATATTACATTATCAATCATACATACCTACAAGAAGGTTATTTATAAGTAAGTTAGCACGGAACGGTATAGAAGTCTATATGTTAGGTGACCGTTTCGATTTTAAACAATCTGTATCTAAACGCGGCAACACCAACAAAATAATTTTGGTCGCCAGAACTAATATCAAAATCTAAGCCTTCAAGACTGATAGGGAAAACATCTGTAAATGAAATTCTTAGATTAGGGTTGTTATTAGAATCAAGGACAAACAAATCTGCATCACTAAATTGTGCTGATTCCTTGCCCCTACCATTAGGAAAGCGGTATGACTGACTATCAATAAGGTCTGTAAATTGTTGATGACTTTCAGGTGAGCCTAGTCCGAGTAACCAATTGTAAAGTTCATTGTAGTTTGCCATATCCTCTTGAACAAGGAATCGAATGACAAGTTCACCAAACTGTAATTTTTCACCTGGAAAAACAAGTGTGGACAAGGGTGTTTCTACAGTAGGACTTCCAATTGAAACTTGTGGTAAGTTGGCTGCCTGACAAAAGAAAGAAACATTAGGAATATTATGAACCTGAAATCTAAAACCATTCGGTCTCAGAAAGTCAAGTTCCTGTGGATTACCCGGATCATTTTGCCCTGATTCTTGGATGCTGGTGATAGGATTATAAGCCATTGTTTCTCCTTATACCATATTTATAACGAAAGGAAAACCCCGGAACATAAGTTCCAGGGCCTCCTCAATAAGTGCCGCTTAACACGGTCTTATTATTTTAGCTTACATCAGGTTAGTAACTTTAACGCTTCTGTAATATTGGTTACGGTCTGCTGTAAATGTGTCAGCATCTGTTGTGCCGTCAGACTGTGTAACGTATGGGTTAGCGACCATGCCGTAGCGTGTCTTAAAGCCGATTTTTGGCTGGAAGGTGCTAGGGTCAAGAGCGCGGACCATTTGCAGTGGGACGTATGGGCAGTAGAACAGACCAGCGTCATATGCAGATGAACCTTTATAACCTACAACGTAGAACTGACTTGCGGCGCCAGTGTTTGCACTGTATGGGTCGATATAAACTTTGTAGCGACCATTCAATGTACCAGCAAATGTGTTGCCTGTGTCGTCAACATTAAGGTTTGTGTCAAGGGCAGGAGTGTAATCAAGAACACCAGCCATTGCAAGGGCACTAGCAACATCTGAAGAACAGATGATGAAGTTACCTTTACCGCGACGTGTGTCTTGTGCGATTACGTTGGCGTCACGTTCAATGTTGAACAACAAGCCTTTGAAACGCTCAACGCTCCAACGACCATTTGAATCAACGTCAAGGTCAAACGTGCCGGCAGTAGCCGTGCTAGCAGAACCAGTTTTAGCAACTTTGTAAATTGTTCTGATAACTTCACGGTTAATTTCAGCCAGGATTTCCTGTGACAAAATGTTTGACAACTCAGACTCAGCATCGAGACCATGAACAGCTTTCAGGTCCTGAGCAAGCTCGATTGTGTATTCTGCTTTCAGGGCGCGTGTTTTAGCCGTTACAGTTGTTTTCTCGATTGAGAAAGCCATTTCGTTGAGTGTAGTTCCGTCACCAAAACCTTCACCAGTTGCAGTTGCAACGCCGGTGCCTGTTGTGTATGTGCCGTCTACTGGGTTAGAACCGGCGTGTGTGCCTGAGCCAGCGAAGTCAGTATCGGCTTCGTTGAACAGAGCTTCTGTGCCAGTTTGTGAGGCGTAATGTGATTTCATTGCAAAGATAAGTCCTGTTGGACCTGTCATTGGCTGAACACCACATACGTCATATGCCATAAGATTAGGCAATGCACGACGGACCAGTGAAATCAATACTGGATCGTAGTTGTCAATGCCTGCACCTGTTTTGTTTTCATGTGTTGCTTCGAAAACAGCCTGACGCTCTTCGCGAATGGCTTTCTCTTGGTTTTCGAGAACAACAGTAGTAACAGCACGTTTGTGCGGGTCTTTAATAGAACCCAATTCTGGGTGCTCCAGGACTGGTTCCCACTTCTTTTGAAGTTCTTCTGAGAGATACATTTTTGTTTCCTCTGTTTAGTTGGTTATATATTATTTATAAAAAATTACTTTTTAACTGCTTTTGAAATAGCGTTGGCATAAATGCTCATTGGCGAATTGCCATCGAC